GTTGGGGCCGTGCTCCTTGATCGCCGTGTTCAGCGCGTCCTGTGCGGCGAGGAGCTCCAGCTCGGCGGCCGACACGCCCTGCTGTGCTTCAGCCAGCTTGATCGTCGCGTCCTCCGCGGCGAACAGCGGGTCGAACATGCCGGCCAGCTGGGTGGCGAGCTCGTCGAGCGATTCGGCGAAGTCGTCGGTCTCGGAGGTGGCGTCCTTGGCTGCTTGGACCATGTCGTTGAGGAGGCCGGTGAGGCCGCTTGCCGGTCCGGAGGCGCCGTCGGCGGCGCCGCCGAACTCGTCGACTGCGCCGGCTGCTGCGTCGGTGTCGGCGGCGACCTGCTGCTGGGAGGAGGCGACTTCGCCGAGGATGGCATCGAGGGCGGAGACGTCCTTGCCTTCTTCGGCGAGGGCGTCGCGGAGTCGTTGGGCGGTGCCGATGTTCTCCTCGGCGGTGGTGCGGAAGAACTCCAGCTGGGCTGTGGCCTTCTCGTGCTCGGACACCCAGCCGGGCATGTCGGATGCGAGCGCGTCGAACGCGGCGACGAGGTCCTTGGTGGAGGATCCGGCGAGGTTGCCGACGACCTTGTCGAGTGCCTCGATCTCCCACTTGAACTTCTCGGCGGCGAGCATGGACGCGCCGATCGCTACCGCGATGCCGGCGAAGATCGGGCCGCCGCCCTTCATCACCGCCCACGTGCCCGAGGACACCTTCTTCATGTTGTCGAGCATCGTGACGAGTCGCCCGCCGATCGACAGGACGGGGCCGATGGCGGCGGCGAACCCGGCCATGATCAGGATGCCGGTGCGCACGGGGCCGGGCAGCTGGCTGAAGGCCTGCGCGGCGGTCGAGATGCCACCGGCCAGCGCTTCAACGAACGGGATGATCTGCTCGCCCGCCTCGATCAGCGCGACCTGCAGGTCTGCGAGGGCCTGCTTCATCTTGAACCCGGCCGTGTCGGAGGAGGCCTCGTATGCCTGGTCGAGCATGCCGACTGAGTCGGTGACCGTTCCGAAGGTGCCGGCGAGCGTGGCGGCGTCGGCGTTGAGGATCTGGAACGCCGCGGACGATGCCTCGGAGGAGCCGAGGATCCGGCCGAGCTGCTCACGGTTCCCGCCGAGCTTGCCGTCGAGGTCCTGGAGGGCGGCGACGAGGCCGTCCTTGGCGATGATGTCCCGGAACGCCTGCGTGGACCCGTAGAGGGCGTCGAGCTCGGTCTTCGCTTCCTGTGTGGGGGTGACGAAGGACCGCATCATGGCGGCGACCTGGGTGCCGGACTCGGTGGCGTTGTTGTTCACCCGGGTGAGCAGGGCGATGGCACCGCCGACGTCCTCCAGGGAGGCGCCTGCCTGCTTGGCGAACGGTGTGATCTTGCCGAGCACACCCGCCAGCTGGCTGCTCTCGAAGTTCCCGGCCCGGGCCGTGGCGACGAGGATGTCCGTGGCCCTCGCGGCGTCGAGGACCTCGGGCCCGTAGGCGTTGACAGCACCGGTGAGCGCCTCGGCGATCGTGCGGGTCTCACCCAGCCCGGCGGCGGACGCCTTCGCGGCCTGCTCGAGGACGTCCATGGCCTCGGCGCCACGGAACCCGGCGCTGGTGACGGTGAAGAGGGCGTCGGCGAGCTCCTGGGGCGACTTGGCCGTCTCGCCGGACAGGTCCATGACCCCGCCGCGGAGCTTGTCGACCTCCTCGGTGGACAGGCCCACCAGACCGACGATGCGCGACATGGAAGTGTCGAAGTCGACGCCCATCTTCACCGCGGCGCCACCGGCGGCGACCAACGGCAACGTCACGCCAGCGGTCATCTTGTCGCCGATCTGGGTGGCCTTCTGCGCGCCCGTCCGCATGGCCCGGTCGAGGTTCCGTTCGAACGGGTTGCCGTCCAGGTCCAGGTCCGCGGAGAGGGTGCCGACCTTTACCGAGATGACCCGGCCCTCCTACTCAGGTAGCGACGTTGCGTCACCACGTGGCACTTCCGGCAGTTGCGCTCTCCGGTCGTCGGGTTCGTGTAGGTGTTCTCCTCGTCGAAGGGGTGGCCGCGCTTGCACTCCGTCTTCGTGGCGTTGATCGTGGCCCGGGCGGTCGGAGCGCGCCGCAGGTTCTCCGCATGGGTGACGGGCTCCAGATGGTCGGGGTTCACGCAGTGCCGCACTCGGCACAGATGGTCGATGACCAGACCCTCCGGGATCGGACCGACGAAGAGGCGGTAGGCCCACCGGTGGGCTCCATCGCGGCGAGGCCCGCCGCCGAAGCGGGCGTACCCGTTCGACTCGACGTGCCCATTCCAGAGCCAGCACCCCGACGGGTCGACCGTGAACCGCTCCATGAACGTGCCCAGCAGGCTCATGCCGCCGCCCGCTTCTTCGTCGCCAGCCCGGACACGAAGTCCTCGATCGCCTGGGGGTCCTCAAGCCGCACGACACCCGGCTTGAGCTTCGATGTGCCGAGCCGCTTCCAACCCGACTCGGGAGACAGGTCGCGCAGCAGCACCGTGAACCGGCGCCACGACATCTGCCACACGTCGGCGGCCAGGTTGATGCGGTACTCGCGCTGGAAGTCCGCCTCGATGAGACCGAAGTTGGCGATCACGTCGGCGGGCCCCAGTGCTGGGGCGGCGCTTTTCCCGGGCCGTCACCGTCCTTCTTCGGTTCGGGGTCGCGGGCCGCGTACTCGGCGAACGCCAGCTGGACCGCCGTGGTCAGGTGCGACTCGCTGATCCGCTGACGCACCCAGCCCTGGACCCGGTCGTTGCCGAACAGGAACGACGCCACCACCGACAACTCCGGGTAGCCCATGTCGGCGTCGTCTCCGCGCTCCAACCGCACCCGCCACATGTGCAGCCGGCAGCCCGCCGGCATCGTGGCCGGCATGGGGACCTCGTCGCCGGCGAACTCGGAGCCGTCGTCCGAGGGGATCGGTAGAACGAACCCCTCGTACTCGAACTCCCGCCAGGCCTGATCGAAGTCGACGAGCGTGGAGGCGTCAGCCAACGCCGGGCTCAGGCCTCGGTGATGGCGCCGGACACGGTCAGGCTGCACTGCCAGGTGGAGGCGTCGTCCTCGCCGCCACCGCCGATCGTGGTCTCGGCGGTCGCGTCGAAGGAGATGGTGTTCCCGCCGGGCGTGGTGATCCGGAACCCCTTCTGCGAGTCCGGGCCGATCTCCTTGGCCCACGCCTCGCAGGCCTCCTGGCCGGCGTCACGGGACCCGTCGGCGGGGTCTTCCTGGCGGCGGCCGGTGAGGACGAACGAGTCGCCACGGGACGACACGTAGGCGTTCTGGCGGCCCGCGTCCTCCCACGTCTGGGTGTTGGCCCGGACGGTGGTCGGCGAGTTCGACCAGGAGATGAGCCCGCCGATCTCGACCCAGGTGGGCGCGGCGGTGGTGCCGGTGTTGAGCTCGAACGTGAAGTCGCGTGCGGGGATCTCGGTCACAGCCATTGTGTGCTCCTCATGCAGTGATTGCGGGTCGATGGATGGTGGGGGCGTGCACCCTGAACTGGAGGTTCAGGACGAACTCGTGGCGGTCGTTGGGGTCCTTGCCGATGGCGACGGGCCCGGACTGCAGGGGCGTGCACATGTGCACGAGCACGGGGTCGCTGGTGCCGATGGCGGTGGTGGCGAGCCCGGCGAACAGGGCGTACAGGTCGGCCCACACGGCGAGAGCGGGGCGGGGGTCGAAGCGGGGGCCGCGGATGAGCAGCTGCACGAGCGGCAGGTCGGTCGGCTGCTTCGTGGCTTCTTCGGCGCCGCCGTAGGGCATGACCGCGACGTGCACGTCCGTGTCGCTGTCGGGGACGGAGGGCATGTTGGCGACGAAGATCTGCCCGGTGACCCCGGACGCGTCGTACGACAGGTCCGCGTGATTGGCGGCGATGTGCTCGGCGATCGAGGCCCACAGGGTCATCGCAGGGCCCTCTTGATCGGCGCCGCGACGGCGGCGAGGATCTGGTTCTTGCGCTCGTGCATGGTGAGCTCGAGCCACTTGGCCCGGCGGCCGGTGTCGTGGCGGAGGCGGGTGTCCTCGTGCTGGCGGACGGCGTACGGGGTGTCGTAGGCGACGACACCGCGCAGACCCTCGGTGGTCGCGGTCCCGGAGCGGGTGAGCGTGGCCTCCTCGATGGGCACGGTCCGGTTGGCCTCTTCGAGCCACACCTCGGTGCCGTCGGACACGCCTTCGCGGGCGGCGGCCATGACCTCGGCCTTGGCCAGCATGCTGCGATCGATCTTCCAGCCGCTCACGACTCGTCCTCGCCTTCCCGGGTGACCCAGTCGGGCAGGTCCGGCATGGGGACCTTCTGCCCGGCCAGCGAGTGGCCGCAGTCGCTGAGGAACTCGAACACGCCGCCGCGGAGGAAGCTGTGGCACCGCAGCTCGGGCCGGTCCTTGTTCGTCAGGATCGACGGGGACAGCGTCGGTGCGTCGAGGTTGCCGTCCCAGTTCCACGCCGGAGAGCCGGGCGCCTCGATCGGGAGCATGTGCAGGCCGGTGGAGCCGTCCTCGGCGCAGCCGGGGCAGCAGAACATCAGGCACCGGTAGCGCTTGTCGCCGTTGACGACCGGTCGCAGCATCGCCTTCACGAGACCAGCACCTCGAGGTGGGAGGGGCGGGCCAGGCCTTCGGCGGGGAGGACCTCGACGACCTCGTACACGGTCGAGTCGATCGTGACCCGCGACTGCGCGGCGATCGTGACGTCGGGGCGGACGATGAGCGTGCCGGACGCGACCAGGTCGGTGCCGTCGGCCTTGCGCACGGTCCGTCGTTGCCCGTCGAACCGGGCGGGGATGCCCGCGACCGCGGTGCCGTAGACGGGGCCGTAGGCGGACTCGCCCTCGAACGGCTCGATGGTGATGCGGCTGCGCAGCAACGACGTGGGGACCTTCACGGGACCACCACCGCCGGCCACACGCCGGTGTCGACAGGCTGGAGTAGGCCCCGCTGGGCGAGGAACCGCTTCGCCCGGGGCGCGAGCTGCGGGGGCAGACGGTCGATCGAGAACCGGGCGATCGACACCTCACGGCCCGCGACACCGGCGACGTCGTGCTCCTCCCCCACCTCCACCCAGAACTCGCACTGCGCGCAGGTGGCGTCCTGCAGGGCCTGGGCGACGTCGGTGTCGGTCGGCAGGTTCGTGTCCGAGTCCACGTAGAACCCGGCCCGCACATGGTCATCGACGACTTCGGTGGCGCGCGCCAGCAGCCGATCGACGTCTGCTGCGTCGATCGACGACCACACGGCCGGGGCCACGAAGGCCTCCAGCTGCGCAGCGCTGGCGTACGCGACCGTCATTCCGTACCGTCGTCCTCGTGCTCTGGACCCGCTCCTGGCTGCTCCGGGTCCGCGGGGAGGTCGACGCCGGCTACTTCGCCGCCGACCGCCGCGCCGTCCTCGACCGTCTCGACGTGCTCCTCGACGAGTGCGACGACCTCGTCCTTGGTGAGCCCCCCGGGCTCCAGTCCGAGGTTGAGGGCGACGTGGACCCAGTCGTCCTTCTTCGCCGACTTCGCGGGCAGCCGTAGGACCTCGTCGTCGCCGGTGGCCGCGGGTGGCCCGTCGAGCAGGTCGTCGCCGTCACGCAGGGTGCCGAAGTACGGCAGGCCTGAGCCGGGCAGCCGCTTCCAGCCCCGGGCCATCAGCCGACCACCAGGGCGGCGACCGTCACCGACGTGACCGCGGAGAAGTCGACGTAGACCTTGCCGGCGTCGGTGGCGCCGAGGGCCCGGTCGAACGTGCGCGGATGCAGCCCGGCGATCGCCGTGACCTCCCCGGCCGTGGCCGTCACGGTCTGCTCGGCCACGTCGAGACCGTCCTGGGTGGCGGGGGTCTGCACGGTGACGGTGATGTCGCTGGCGTCGCCGTTGTCGATGAGCAGGATGACGTCACCGCCACCCGCGATCGAGTGGCCATCGGCGTTCGCCGCAGTGAACGCAACCGTGAGGCCGTCGTCATCCGCGGTCTGAGATGCGAGAGCAGTGCGGGCCATCAGCCCTCACCTCCGTAGGTGTCGATGATCTGGTCCTTCGTGAGGCCAGTCGGGTCGCCGCCGCAGGCGACCGCGTAGGCCTCCCACTCGGGCTTGTTCGCCGACCTGGCCGGCGGTTCGGGGGCAGGCTCGGGAGCGGGGGCGGGGGGATCGCCCGCCGCTCCGTCGCCTTTCTCCGCAGGGGACTCGTTCGCCACCGCACCGATGCGGTAGCTGTGACGCCGGAAGTAGTCGAGCGCCACGCGGCTGTCGCAGCTGCCGACGCCGTCCACGAACTCGACGCCAGCCACTGAGCCGGTGAAGCCTTCGACGGGAGTGTGAACGGTGACGGCAGCCACGAGGATCAGCGGACCCGGATCCGGCGGAGCACCGCGGCGGACTTCGTCGCCTTGAGGGCGACGGCCACGGGGCCCATCTCGACCTCGCCGGTCTTCACGGCACCGGCCCGGGTGAAGTCGGGCAGCCAGGTCTGCAGGAGCGGCTGGCCGGCCACCGAGGCGCCGTGGAAGCCGTCCATGCCGATCCGCACGGCGTACAGGTCGGTGAGACCGCCCGTGTTGGCCGTCTCGGCGGGCGTGACGGTCGGGTCGGTGCCGCCGGTGAGGCTGTTGTCCTCGAGGGTGACGGTGACGTCGACCGTGGCCAGGTCTCCGGAGAACGTGACCGTGAAGGGCCCGGAGCCGGTGACGGTGCCGTTGCCGGCGCCCACGTTGGCGTTGGCCTCGATGGCGGTCTCGATCGCGGCGGCGTTGGCGTTGAAGGCGATGGCGTCGGTCTCCTCGACCGCGCCGCCGTCGACGGAGATGCCGAGCGTGAACGTGCCGCCGGTCGGGACGCCGGACACGGTGAGCGTCCACACGGCGTTGTCGGGGTCGTACACGGGGATGATCCGGTCGTTGCTGCCGGCCTTGGTGCCCATGTCGACGAGGACGGCGTTGCCGATCATCTGCCGCTGGATCGGGTTGCCGAACTCGTCGGTCAGGCCCGTCTCGGGGCGCTCCACGTACACGTTGGCCCGGCGGGCGATGGCCCGGAGCTTCGCGGCGAGGATGTCGTTCGAGAGGAGCAGGGTGGGCGGGCCGTCGAGCAGGCCGAGGAGCGTGTCGAGCGTGTCGTAGGCCTTCTGGGGCGTGGACGACACGGTGTCGAGGTCGGACCAGTCGGTGTTGGGGACGTCGTCGGCGGCGTTGAGCTCGGTGTCGGTGCCGGTGAGGGCCTTGTCGAGCCCGTCGAAGCCGTTGGCGTCGACGGCGGTGTCGCCGTTGACGACCTCGTCCTGGAACTTGGTGCGGGTCGCCTTCACGAGCTGCTGCAGCTGGAAGGTGACCTCGGCGCCGCGGGCGATCTGGGCGAGGACACGGTCGATCTCGAAGCTGCCGCCGAGGGGCGACAGGTCGACGGTGAAGCGCTGCTTGGTGGCCTGGGCGGCCACGTACTCGGCGTTGATCGCACGGAACGCAGCGCTGCGCTGGGTGATCTGGCGGTGGTAGCCGTACGTGAGGGTCGAGCCGCCGCCCATGGGGTTGACGGCCTCGTGGAACTGCATCCGGTCGAGCAGCACGGACTGCTTCCGGAACTCGTCGATGATGTTGGCGTCGAGGTCGTCCTGAGTGTTCAGGGCCGCCTGGGCGAGAGTGACGGGCATGGGTGCCTCCGGTGGGGATCACGGTTCTGGGGAGTTCCGTTTTCGGCCCGGATGGCCGCCATGTTTCAGGTCGTGTCCGACCGCCGTGGTTAACGCCTCGTCAGGCGTGGTGGTGGTCAGCCGAGCTTGGCCGCCACCGCCTCTTCGAGGTTCGAGGGCTTGGTGTTGCCGTTGTTGCCGTTGAACTCGCCGCCCGAGTTGCCGGTGCGGCCCTTGGCGGTCTTCTTGAACTCGGGCCAGTCCTTGAGCGTGTCGGCGATCAGCTTGCCGACCGCCTTCTCGTCGGGCTTGCCGTCGTCGGTCAGGTCGTCGATGGAGTCGCCGATCTTGGCGATCTCGATGAACCGGGCGACCCGGTCGGGGTCGACGTCGGACTTGAGGGCGAGGCGTTCGGCGGTGACTTCGACGCGGGTGGTGAGGACCTCGTGGCGGGCGTCCTCGACGGCCTTGTCGGCGTCGGCCTTCTCGGCCTTGAGGCGCTCGGTCTCTTCCATCTTCTCCCGGTCGGCCGCGGTCTTGGCGTCGGCTTCCCACTTCTTGCGTTCGGCCTCGAGCTTCTTGGCCATGGCGGCGCCGACCTGCTTGGTCACCTGGGCGTCGACGATGGCCTGCTGCTCGGGCGTGAGCTTGGGGCCTTCGCCCTCGCTGCCCTCGCCCTGGCCGGTGTCGCCGGTGCCGGTCTCGCCGCTGCCGCTGCCCTGGCCGGAACCGTCGCCACCTTCGCCGCCGGTGCCGTCGCCACCTTCGCCGGTACCGCCCTCGCCGTCGCCGGCGCCGCCTGCGATGTAGGGCAGGACGCGGCCGGTCGAGGTCAGCCAGGCGGGCCGGCCGTCGTGGTCGATCAGGGCGAAGGTGATGTCGGCGGAGGACGTCGTGGTCATCGCTGTGCATCTTCCACCGCGGGGGCTGACACGAATCCGGTCATCGGGCCCGGCTGATCTGTTCGCGGTACCTCAGCCTCTTGGAGCCGGTCTGGTCGACGTGGGTGCGCAGGCGGGCCTGCCACTCGCGCTGCTTCGCCTTCGCGGCGCGCTCGGCCTCGGGCGAGAGTGCCACGCTCTCCCGTCGCTTCCACTGCCTCACCCCTCGTTCGAGGCGGCGTTGCTCTTGGCGGGCCTGGTCGCCTTCGGGGTCGGCGGTGTTGGTGAACCGGCGGGTGACGCCGTCGATGTAGGCGCCGAGAGCATGGCGGCAGTTGGCGTGGAAGAGCCCCGAGCTCGTGGCCTCCCCCACCGTCGGATAGCCCTGCGTCTGGCCGCTGATCGACAGGACCCGGCCCTCCCATGGCCGGCATGCCGGGCACTCCTGGGGGGCGTCGGACACGATGACGAGATCCCGGCCGGCAGCCTGGAACCGGTCGAGCGTCCCGGTCACCTGCGCGCGGCCGGCGGTGGTGCGCACGGCCATCTCGCTGTAGGACTCCAGCTGCCACCGTCGCCCGGCCCGGTCGACGAAGCCGGTCACCCCCTGGTTGGCGAACCGGTCGAGGACCTGCTGCGCGGCCTGGCGGCGGGTGCGGGTGCCCGTGACGACGGAGGGAGCGCCGACCTCGGCGACGGCGGCCCGGTACACGTCGAGCGTGGAGCGCAGGATCCGGAAGTGCGTCTGTTCGAGGTTGGTGACGGTCTCGGCGATGAGGGCGCGCACGGCGGCGGGTGACTGACGGATCGCAGCAGTGACACCGTCGGCGGCGGCGTCCGCTCCCCCGGCGGCGTAGGCGGCCTCGATGGCTTCGGTGACGACGTCGGGGACCTGGCTGCGGAGGGCTTCGAGGCGGGCGGTGGCGGCGTTGCGGAGGTCGGTGACCTCGATCAACTTCCGTTCGGCCCAGCCGGGCTGGTCGATGCCGCGGCCGAGGCGGCGGGCGACGTCGGCGAGGATCTCGTCGGCCGCCCGGGAGTACAGCGTCACGACCTCCTTCGCCAGGTCGGTCGCGAGTTCCGGATCCGGTGTCGCTGGCATCAGAGCAGGTTGACCGACCCGCACCGGCGCACCGGCGCCTCCGGGCTGGCGGACACCTTCACGTAGGCGATCCACGCGCCGGATCCGAGTTCGACCTCTGCACCGGATCCGACAGCGCCGAGCGTCGGGGTCGCGGTCGTCGCCCTGCCGGAGGCGTAAGTGCCCTTCCATGTGCCAGCGATGAACGCTGATGGTCGATCGTCGCCCTGCACGAAGGCGAAGGACACGGGGAGCGAGGTTGGGTCGGAGTCGGCGGTGATGGACGTCTCCAGCTTCTCGACGCTCTCACGGGGGATGTTGACGGTGGTCACGGCTGCTCCTGTAGTTCAGAGGCCCGCCAGCGGGCGGCGAGCGAGTCGGTGGTGTCCCAGTCAGATACGAGGTCAGTGGTGGCTGCCCAGCGGCTGACGAGTGGTTCGGCGTCCCAGTCGGAACGGAGCGCGGTGGCCGCCCAGCGGACTGCGAGCGTGGCGGCGAGCAGCTGGATGAGCTGACCTGCGTCGGCGCTGACGGTGGCCGACACGGTGAGCGACACGGACCCACCACCGTCTACGACGGTGGTGGGGGTGACCGCGACGGTCGCGGATGCGGTGACGGAAACGGTGCCTGCCGGGTCAATGACCGTCGTGACGACGATTCCGGCCGTTGACGAGGTGGACACCGACACCGAACCGACGGGAGCGACGACCGTGGAAGTGACGACGTCGGCTGTGTCCGATGTGGTGGTCGATGCGGAGGCGACCGGCGTGACATCGGTGGTCGCAGTGACGGCAGCCGCACCCGATGTGGTGGTCGAAGCGGAGGCGGCAGGGTCGACCTGGGTTGTGGTGGCGGCGACGACATCGGCTACCGCAGACGTAGCGGTCGAGGTCGACGCGACCGGCACGACCTCTGTGGTCGGAACGACGACGGCCGTAGCGGAGGTCGACGTGGACGCGGAGCCAACGGGAGCGACGTCGGTTGTCGCGGTGACTGCCGCGGTTGCCGAGGTCGATGTGGATACGGAGCCGACCGGGTCGACCGGCACCGTCGAGGAGACTTCGGCTGTTGCCGAAGTCGAGAGCGAGGTGGAGGCGACCGGGGCAACGTCTGCGGTCGCTGTGATCCCTGACGTATCCGATGCGGACAGGGAGACAGACTCGACGGGGTCGGCTTCGGTCGTCGGCACGACACCCGCAGCTTCGGAGGCCGAGGTGGACGCTGCGCCGACGGAAACAACATTGGTGGTGGCCGTGACTGCGGCAGTGTCCGAGGTCGACAGCGAAGTGGACTCGGCAGGATCGACCTCGACTGTGATGACTGCCGTGATGTCGGCAACGTCCGAGGCCGTGACCGAAGCCGACCCGACCGACGCGACATCGGTGGTCGGTGTGACCCCAGCAGCATCGGACGTGGACAGGGACGTGGAGGCGAGGGGATCGACCTCGGACGTTGCCGTGATCGTGGCTGTGCCGGATACGGACAGGGATGCCGACTCGACGGGATCGACCTGAGTTGAGGCGGTGGCCGAGACTATGACCGTCGGCGTCTGTGAGTACGCCGTCAGTCCGGCGGCGTCACCGAGCAGTCGGAAGTTGATCACGTCACCGTCGGACAGGTCAGCGGCGAGGAGGTTCAAGCTGTATTCGTTCTCGCCGTGGTCGTTGCCGCTGAACGAGATGCGAGCGGCAGAACCCGAGTCGGACACGAACGCACCCGTCCGGAACGTGCCGGACAGGGTGGTCAGTTGGCTGGTCGTCGCTGCCTGGTTGGTGACGAACGACGAGATGACGTAGGCAACGAACGTGGTGGACCCGTCGACGTTCGTCCAGGTCCCGCCGTTGACCTGATATTGGAGACTGAGGTCGACGTTGTTGACCGACCCGCCAGCCGTCTCCTGGATGCCGATCCGGAGTCGCAGATGATGGTCGGTGCTGACATCGAAGCTGGTCGGGTCGATGTTCTCCGCCGCCAGCCAGGATGCTCCGGTTTCGGTGCCGTCATCGTTGCGGAACCGGAAGGCGGCCTGGTCGAACTCTGCAACAACGTGAGCCATTGGTCACCCCCCGTGCCAGCAGTAGTGGTCCCAGCCGTGCATCAGTGTCCGATCTTCGTTCTGCGGGAAGTCCGGATCGCGGTGGGCCAGGTCGAGTAGACGGTGCCAGTCGTTCTTCGCCACCGACCGGCCGTGCAACACGACATGGCTACCGGGCCGGGCGAGACAGTCGAACAGCCCGGCGAGGTTGTGGCCCCACCACCCGCCGCCGTACTGGGCGATGACGATGACACCCCACCCCGGCGCACCCTCAGGCGGGCCTGTGTAGGTGGACCCATCCGAGTAGTAGATGCGGGACTCCACCCCGATCAGGCCGGGTCGCGAATCTCCAGGACATCGACGGCGCTGATGTTGACCGGCGAGCCTGAGTTGACCGTGTCGCCGTCACCGTCGATGACCCCGTAGAGGGTGGCGGCACCGTCGGTGAACGCGAGGAAGAGGGCAGCACCGGTGCCGGTGCCGTTGTTGCCGCTCTGCGCACCGAGAGTGAGCTTGCGGCCGGACACGTCACCGTTCGCGATCGTCCAATCGCCTGCCCCGTCACCAGCCGTCAACACATAGTTGGCGACCGTGTAGGTCGAGGTCGCCTCCGCGTAGGTCGTTGGTTCGGTTGTGCAGATGTCAACCCGCACCGCGTTGTCAGCGAGGATGTCGAGGGAGCCGTCGAGGACGGCGTCCGAGAAGTTCGGGGATGCCATGGGTGTCTCCTTGATTCAGGGGCTACGGAAGCCCTCCGGTGGGGTCGTCGACGGTCAGGCCCTGCTCGGCCTGGATGCGCGCCACCTCCGCCG